CGTTGGTCATGAGGTCGCGGGACACGCGCGACAGGTCGCGGCCGAGAGCCGCGACTATCAGTCGCCGGTCCTGCTCGCTCAACCCTTCGCGGCGGACTGCTTCTTGGGCTGCTCCGCCTTCTCGGCGGGCGGCGCGGGCTCCGACTTCGCGACCGGCGCCGGGTTGCAGTCGATGTACCGCGCCGACCAGAGCTGCTGAACCCGGTAGGGCTCGCAGTCGGCCGCGCGCGGGTCGAAGGGATCGCCAGCCTTGAGGTGGCGATCCCCCGCGTAGAACGCCTGCCGCACCACGAACCCCCGAGAGGGGTCCCAGGGCGGTCGGCTCTGGTCGGGGAGGGGCATCAGGCCTAGACCAGGGTGTTGCTGAAGAAGAAGGCGCAGTCGGCGCTGACGACCTTGTGGGCGTAGGCCGACTCGATCTCGACCCGGTCGGACTCGAGCTGCTCCATGCGGAAGCGCTTCATGCGCGCCCCGGCCGCGCTGGCGCCCTGGAAGCCGCGCCACGCGAACGTGTAGCCGGCCGACGGGGTGTAGCGACCGGGAGCGGGCGGCACGTAGGCGAGCAGGGCGTTGTCGCCCATGATGAAGGCGTGGACGTCGGCCGCGCCCTCGACCGCCGTGTTCTGGACGGCCTCGCCGACCAGAATGCGGTCGAGCTCCATGAGCGACGCGACCGAGTCCATCTGGACCATGGCCGGGCCGCTGGTCTGGCCGCGGTTGATGCGGTCGAGGATGACGGGGTTGTTCTTGAGCGCGCCCCAGGTCTTGCGGTCCAGGATCAGCGTGTTCGGGCGCGGGGCGCCCTTGGCGAGCTGGACCTGCATCGCGGACTCCACGTCCACCAGCGGGTTGCTGGAGGTGTAGTTGTCCCAGAAGACGAAGTGCATGGAGTCCGCGGTCGCCTGGCCGATGAGGCCCGACGCCCAGATGCTGGTGTTCCAGAACTTGGAGACCCAGTCGACCTCGCGGTTGATGAGGGCCTGCGTCGTGAGCAGGATGGTCGCCTCGCGCTCGAGGTCGAACTGCTCGTCGGCGTTCTCCCGGTCCTGGTCCGCGATGTCCACGTGCAGCCCGTAGACGTCGCAGAAGTAGTTGTCCGTCGACACCTCGTAGCCGACGCCGGGAGTCTCGGTCCCAGGCGCCCGCTTCTTCATCTGGTTGCGGTTGAAGGCCCCGCGAGGATAGGTCGTGTAGAGGTCCGACCGCTTCATCACCGGGAGTCGCGGGAACGCGCGCTCGGCGATGAACCCGTCGGCGCTCTGGAAGAGCGCGAGGGACACGTTGGTCAGGGGCCGATTGACGTGGAGGGACCCGCCGTCCGGCTGGCTCTTTCGGATCATCTGTCGCATGTTGGGTCGCTCCTAGACGAGCAGGTGGTGGCTGGAGTCGAGCAGGACCTCGACGAGCTCGTTCACGGCGACGCTCGTCATGGCACGCCCGAGGACGTGGTGGGTGGAGGCCGCCGCCTGCGCGAGGCCCGCGGCGGTGCTCGAGACCTTCCCGCCCCGCGTGATGGTGCCGGCGGCGATCACCTTGGCGATCCCGCCGACCGCGACCTCGGCCGCTCGGCCGGCCGCGTCGGGCTTGTTGAGCAGGACGCCGTCCGCGTCGCCGCCGTTCGAGGCCACGAGGGCGACCTGCCCGCCGGAGCCCTGGACGACGAACTTGAACTGGTGCGTGCTGAGGTCCGAGGCAGCCTCCAGGCTGACGGACTTGATGGCTTCCATTCTCGACATGGTGTTCTCTTCCTTCGGGCCGTACTAGGCCACGACCTCGTGGTACAGGGCGCGACCCTCGTCGGTCTGGAGCACCTCGTCCCAGGCCTTCGCGACCGTGATGTTCTTCTTCTCGGCGTGGGCCTTCGCCATCGACTCGAGCTTGGCCTCCGCGCCGGCCGCGCCGGCGTCGTGTCCGACGCCCGTGCCGTGCGCCCTGAACGCCTCGGCGAGCGAGTCGTTCGCGGCCTTGAGGAAGGCCTTGGCGCCGTCGCGATCCTTCTGGTCGGGGATCGAGTCCAGAGCCTTGAGCACGGCGACCTTGGTTGCCTCGTCTCCGGCCATGTTCTGGAGCTCGACCCCGGCGCGCTTGGAGAGCTGCTCGCGCTGGCGCTCGAGCTTCTCGGCGAGGAACGCGGCCCGGTCGGCGTCGCCGCGCTTCGCGAGCGCGATCAGCCGCGGGTCGTCGTTCTTGCGGAAGGTCTCGCCGTCGAGGGACGTGTAGACCACCGCGTTCTGCTCCTGCGCCTTGCGGATCTGCTCGGCGCGAGCCTCCTTGGTCAGCTTCAGGAAGGCCGCGCGGCCCGCCTCGTCGTGCGCCTGCCAGATCGCCCGCTCGGCGTCCGACAGCTCGGCGAGCGACTTCGCGACCGCGAGCTCTGCCTGCGACTTGGCGAGCTCCGCCTTCGCATCGGCGAGCTGCTTCTGGGCCGCCTCGATCTGCTTCTCGGCGGGGGTTTGTTCGACCATGTTCTCGATCTCCTGGGTCCCGGTCTCCCCGGGGTTGTTCTTGCCGAAGCTGTCTGGGAGCAGCTCTGAGGCGCCCAATGCTAGCGCCCGACGCCGTATGTGCGCAATAGCCTGCCCGCGGTCGGAGGCCCTACCGATGGCCTGGATGGCGTTCTTGAGGTCCTCTACGGTCACGATGGGGAAGGACCCGTCCGGGAGGGCCGCGCCGCTGTCGGCGAGCTCCTTCCGGCGGGCGGCGCTGAAGGCTCTCTTCTGGACCAGGACGTGGGTGTGGCCCTCCGCGGCGGCGATGCCCACCGAGCCGTCCGCCTTCCGGACCCAGTCGTGCATGTGCGCGTACTCGGCCTCGGCCGAGATCACGTAGGACGTGACTCCGCCCTCGCGGCCGTCGTCCTCGACGACGTGAGCGTGTCCCGCGACCTCGTCGGTCATGATGAGGCGCTTCGAGAACGTGTCGGCGCGCTTGAAGATCAGCGCCCTGGCGCCCACCTGGGCCGGGTTGTCGACGGCCGACCCCTCGTCGATCTCGTCGATCTCGAGCTCGTTGTAGGCGGTCTTCCTCACGCCCTGGCGGGCTCCTTCCGGCGCCGCTTCCCGCGCCCGCCGATGGAGAAGCCCCGGTAGTCGCCGGAGTGAAACTTGGCCAGCACCTCGGGCGTGCTCGGGCGCATCCCGATCATCATCCCGGTGCGGGGCACCTGGAACTCGAACGCCTTGGCGATGTCCGCCGTCATCGGGAAGACGAACAGCACGGTGCCGATCGGGTCGCCGGTGTGCATCTGCTTCGCCACCCTCGCGGACTCCGCGAACCCGACCGAGGCCCTCAGCATGCTCTGCTCGGGCACGTGGTCGTCCTGCAGGTCCACGTACGGCTCGCCGCCCTCGGTGCACACGATCCCCCAGCCGAGGACGATCCCGAGGGACTCGTCGACCTTCAGGACCCTGGCGGTCAGCTCGAAGTCCGCGTCGGACAAGGGGGTTAGACTACTTCCGCGGGGGTCGGCGCGCCAGCCCTGACCACCAGGACGCAGCGGCAGTTCACCCGGTCGGCGGCCGGGGCGTCTGGGTCTCCGGGGTACCGCAGGCGGTTGCCCAGGCCCGACACGAATGCCTCGCCCTCGGGCCGTTCCTGGCCCCGCATGGCGACGTGCGAGTCCCTCACCCTGCTGTCCCGCCGCGGCGTCCAGCGCCTGACGATGGTCGACTCCTCCAGCAGCCCCTCGTCGACGGCCTGCCGGAGGGCCTCCCCGAGTCCCTGGTGGGTCGCCGCCAGCCCCTCGGACAGGCCGAGGGCTCCCGCCCTGTAGAGCAGGAGGTTGCCGGCGTAGGCGGCCGTCATCCGGTCGACCTCCCGGTCGGTCAGGGGGCGCTCCTGGACCGCGGCCTGCTCGACCGCGGGGTCGAAGCTCTCGTCCCTCAGCTGCCTGTCCAGGGCCTCCCTGGAGGCCCTGCGGAGGAGGTCCTGGTAGCTCGCGAGGGCCTCCACCTGGGCGGCAGAGAGGCCGAGCGACGCCAGCACCAGGCCGGCGGTCTCCCGCGCGCCCAGTCCGCGCCGCGCCGCGGCGAGCAGGGCCGCCGTCAGGGCGGCGCGCTGCGCCGACTCGACCGAGAGGGCGATCCGGTCGTGGGCCTCCCGGAGCAGGCGGGCCGTCTGGCTGGACCCCAGGTCCACCGCCAGCGGCCGGCCGAGCTGGTCGGCGATGTCGTCGGCGGTGTCCCGCGCGGCCCGCAGCAGGGCGTCCTGATAGGCGCTCGCCAGCGCGCGCGAGGAGGCGAACAGACGCCTCAGGATCTCCTCGGACCGCCCCTCGAGGAGGAGGCGCTCTACCTCCGCCCTCGACAGCCTGGCCGCCGCGACGGCGAGCAGGAATGCGTCCCTGAGTCGCCGCTCGGCGTCGGAGACGAGCTCGTCTACTCGGCGCCTGGAATCGGTGTAGCTAGCCACGAGTCGCGCAGATGTAGACGGCCCTCGCGGGATCGGTGGCGACCCCGTCGCCAACTATCTCGAGCGTCTCGCCGAGGATCTCGATCCGGTCGCCGGGGGACGGGAAGATGCCCCTCGGCAGGGTGTCGCCGATCAGCAGCACGAGGCGGCCGGACTGGTGGACGGCCGTCCCCTGGCGGCGGGTCTCCTCGGAGCTGTCCTCGAACCCCCGGCAGGGGAACTGCCGATATGTGATCGGCAGGCCGGCCGTGGAGGCGGAGGCGGACCTCGCGCCCGCGCTGGCCTTGAGCAGCTTGGCGCGCGGCAGGCCGCCCGCCATGGCCCGCTTGACCGCGCCGCTGATATCAATTCCAAACAGTCTAGTTCCCATGCCTAGCCTTCATTCTTTGACTTTGTTCGCGTCGCCGCGCTGCTGTCCAGCCCCGCTTGGCATGAGCAGAGGCCTCGGCTCGCCGGATTGAAGTCCAGAAAATCTTCTGGCGCTTAACCAAGTCAGGTCTAGGCCCACGCTGTGCGGGTCTCTTCCTGCCCCGCTGGCTCACGCTGATCTTTGCTCCAACCCTTTCACGATAACCAGGCTCCTGCCATTTTCGGCTCATAGCTACTGCGCGCTGGGCTCGAGTTCTCTTCGATGTTTTAGCCAGCGCTTTTAGCATCTTTTCTCGAAAGGCGTCTCTAGTCCAAAGCATCTTACTTCGAATGCTTCGATGCTCTCGCTCTTTAACTGTCATTCGATTACGTACCGCCACAGAAATCTTCTCTTTAGTTTCTACTGTATGTCTAAAAAACTGACCTCCGGTAGTAAGGTTATAGCCATTAGGCGACAACGTACCAAAAGCTCTAATTGCAAAACATTCCAGCTCCTGCAAAAAAGCCCCCTCCGCCATTACCAGAGTTTCAAGTTTGAATATTGCAGCTCCGTGTCGTCGAATAGCTCGTGCAAGATAAGTCTGCGCTCCGTGCTTGGCATCATTCACATGTTTCAAAAACCTCTCACGGACAGCAGCCGTAGTTATGCCAATGTACTGCTTCCCGCTCGGGGAGGTTAGTCGGTATAGACTACCCACTACGGCAGCCCCTCCGTCAGGTCGCTCCGGTCGCAGTCGTCGAACTGGGACTCGGCGTCGGTGCCGAACGAGCTGGACCCGACTCCGACCCCGGCGCCCAGTAGGAACGGGGCGATCAGCTCCTGGATCGTCTGGGGGAACCGGGTGACGGGGACGAAGGCCCCGGGAGAGAATAGCTCGACCTCCGCGGAGCCGGCCTTGACGCGCTTCACGGACGTCGCGGCCGTGCTGATCTGCGCCTCGAGAGTCGAGTCCCTGGCGAGCATGGCGGCCAGCTCCCGGCAGGCCTGCACGATGGCGGTCGGGACGACCGCGGCGCTGACCGCCGCCTCGTTGAGGTCGGTCATGCCGGAGTGCGGGAGCTGCAGCGGGTGCGCCCCGAGCGTCAGGGTCAGCGTGCAGCCCGTCCCGCCCTGGGACGACGTGGTGGCGGCCGTGGTGGCCGGGTCGACGGAGTAGAGTCCGCCGTCGACCAGCTCGATCGACGCTACGGCCGTTCCCGAGAGCGTCTTGACCTTCGCGCGGGCGGGAGCGCCGGTGGTGCCGCCGGACACCGTCAGGATCGCCCCGACGGCGTAGCCGGTCCCGGCCGCGGCCACCGCGGCCGTCAGCGCCGACCTCAGGGTCGTCGCCGCCCCCTCCCACGCCTGGCGGTCGAGGAGGCGCGTCGACGTGATGAGGCAGCGCGACTGCGTGTCGGGGTCGACGCCGGCCCAATCGGAGCCCGAGATCGAGTCGTCCAGGTACGAGGACGCCTCGTCCAGGGTCGAGTAGCTGTTCAGGTTCGCGGCGGGGACGCTAGGCATTGACCACGTTCGGGTGCACGGTCTCGGTTCCGGTCAGGACTACGACGGGGTTCACCTCTCCCGCGTCGTACACCTCGAGCTCCATGTAGAGCAGCTCGTCCCCGGCCCTGGCCAGGGCGGCCGTGTCGGTCGGGGTCAGGGTGACCCAGACTACCCCGGCGGAGGCGGGAGACTTGATGGCCACGTTCGTCGGGTCCGTGTCGCTCGCCTTATCGACGACCGGCGAGGAGACGATCGGCGCCCCGGACTGGGAGAAGCGCGCCAGCGCGAACTTCACGACCCGGCCCGTCAGATCGAGCGGGGTGGACGTCGTGGCGTCCGCGTCCAGCACGGTGAACTTGAGGACCCGGCGGTTGCCGGCCCACATCTCGTCGCTGATCCCGGTGACCGCCATCTAGTCCCTCCTCGAGCCCTGGAGGGGGATCGACGCATCATAGCCCGCCGAGAACGGGCCGGACAGGTCGTAGCCGGCGATCAGCAGGGCGACGAGGTCGTAGGAGGCCGTGAAGGAGGCCTCCCCGAAGATCATGGTCAGGTCCGGGGTGGACGCGACCCCGGCGAGAAGCGCGCGGCGCGCGGAGAGGGAGCCGGTCGCGGCGAAGCGCTCGAGGGCGGAGGCGAGCAGGATGGCGTGAGCTACCTGCAGGTTCCCGCTGGCCGAGAAGCGCAGGGCGGCGAGGCCCGCCAGGACGGCGGCCGGCCGCAGGATCGCGCCCGACGCGGAGAACTTCTCGGCAGCGGCGCCGGACAGGACGGCGTGGGCGACGGAGAGATTGCCGGTCGAGGTGAACTTCTCGGCAGCGGCGCCGGACAGGACGGCGTGGGCGACGGAGAGGTTGCCAGACGCCGTGATCGTCGTCGCGACGCTGGCGGCCCCGCTCAGGATCGCGTGGGCGACGCTGATCGACCCGGCGGCGGAGAACTTCTCCGCGGCGGCGCCGGACAGGACGGCGTGGGCGACGCTCAGGGCGCCCGACGCGGAGAACTTCTCCGCGGCGGCGCCGGACAGGACGGCGTGGGCGACGCTCAGGTTGCCCGACGCGACGAAGTTCTTGACGATCCCCGAGGAGGCCAGGACGGCGGCCGGCCGCAGGATGGCGCCCGACGCGGAGAACTTCTCGGCCGCCGCTCCCGACAGGACGGTGGCCGGCCTGACGATCGCGCCGGTCGACGTAAACTTCTCGGTCGCCGCTCCCGACAGGACCGTCTTGGCGACCAGGAAGGCTCCGGCGGCGGAGAACTTCTCGAGCGCTGCTCCAGAGAGGGCCGTCGGGGCGACGCTCAGGGCGCCCGACGCGACGAAGTTCTTGACCAGGCCGGAAGACGCGAGGACGGCCGGGCCGAGGAGGATCGCGCCCGTCGACGTGAACTTCTCGACGGCGGCGCCGGACAGGATCGTGGCCGGCCTGACGATGGCTCCGGTCGACGTGAACTTCTCGACGGCGGCGCCGGACAGGATCGTGGCCGGCCTGACGATGGCTCCCGTGGCCGAGAACTTCTCGACGGCGGCACCGGACAGGACGGTGGCCGGCCTGACTAGGGCCCCGGTGGCGGAGAACTTCTCGGTCGCCGCGCCGGACAGGACGGTGGCCGGCCTGACGATCGCGCCGGTCGACGTGAACTTCTCGGTCGCCGCGCCGGAGAGGACCGCCTTGGCGACCGTGATGCCGCCGGAGGCGGTGATCGCGACCGCGACCGGGTCGGGCGCGCGAGGGCCTGGCGCCCGAACTACTACGGGCTGGCGATAGACTCCGCCAGATCCGACGTGCCAGGCCATGGTCTAGTGCCTACGGGCGCGCTTGTCTCTTCACGCGCCGTACTCCTGCCACAGGATGCCGCAGCCGATCGTCAGCGTTGTGTTGTCCCGGAGCGAGATCCCGAGGTGGTCGCTGGGCTTCAGGATGAGCGGGAAGGCCGGCGTCGGGAGCCAGACGTACTCCTGAAGGATGTTCCATCCGCGGTGGACGTCCAGGTCCAGGGTGCCTACGTCCACGGTCGGCAGCGAGAAGCAAGCGCCGGCCGGGGCCTGGCCCGCGACGTCCCACTCGCGCTCGGTCAGCGCCGTGCCGCCCGACCCACCTACGCCGCGCTGGAAGCGCAGCGCCTTCATGGCGAGCGTCACGTCAGAGGTCTGGTACACGACGATCTCCAGCACCTCGATCCGTATGGCGGTGGTGTTCCGGAGCTGGAGGAAGTCGCCGTTGTCCACGACGGCGAGCGAGGTCGCCTGCTGGTAGTAGGTCCCGATCGGGTTGGCCATGGGTTCACATCCTCAGCAGGGTGTTCGGTGCCGGCACGTGCTCGTAGCGACGGAGGTAGTCAGGCTGGAACCAGCGCGACACGTTGACGCACTGCCAGCCGACGAGGGCGGCAGTATAGACCATGTTGGCGTCGGCGCCCGAGGCCTTGTTCGTGGTCTGGATCGCGAGCACGTCGCCGCTCACGAGGCCGGCGAGTAGCATCGCCCCCGAGAGGCCATTCTCTCGGGCCTGATCCACCGAGTCGCCCTTGTCGAACTGGGAGCAACGCCCATAGGAGGACGCGGTCCCGTTCTTCTTCACGCTGAGCTGCGGGACGATCCGCTGCGTGGAGAGGGGGTCGCTGGTCCTGGCCGCCCTGGCTATGTAGCAGACCAGGGCCGTCATCGAAGATTTCACGGTGACGTCGTCGCTCGCGGCGGCGGCGTCGAAGCTGGTGGTGGCGGTCTCAGCGACGACGGTGTCGTAGAGGAGGGTGGTTGCCGCGAGGTCTTCGCGTTGCCCGCCAGCGTCATCCCGGACGAGCGCAAACTGGTCGGTCGTGATCCTGACGCAGGTGAGGCTGCACTTCGCGGCCTTCGGGGTCGCGTTGCCGAGGCCCAGGTCGATCGCGTACTCCACCTGGAACTCGTCGTTGGCGTTGGCGCTGTCGATCAGGATGGCGATCGTCCCGACCATGTCGTTGGCGCCGGTCGCGTTGGCGATCGGAACGGCGATCCTGCCCGGGGTGAGCGCGGTCGCCGTCGTGATGTTCATCAGCCGGATCCCGACCAGGGTCTTCACGCCGGACGTGCTCGCCAGGTAGA